CTTGACCGCCTATAGCTGCAATAATAACATCATCAATTGATCTATTCATTGCTGCCGCAGCTGCTTTCGCATACGAGCTAGTTGGATCTACTAACATTCTAACTTTATCCAAGTCATCCACTAAGTCAGCCCACTCGTAATCGGCTAAGCCGACCCGTCTCCTACTATGCGGAGTATTAATCTGAGGAGTTGATCCGTGTCGAGTTGACCTAACTTGAGCTGCAGTCACGCCAATTTGGTCAAAAAATGCGTGCTTGCCTCGTACAGTTTCAACATCAACAGCACCTCTTAACTTAGATCCCATTTGTTGAGCTAACATAGATACATTTGAAGAATATTGTTCAACAAATGCTGTAGTGATTTGAGTACTCATAAGAGAACCCTCCTATTGTTAGTTTAGTTGTTAATATAATCGGATGATTATCCTTGCGGGTCGCTCCTCGGTTTTAGATCTCATGGATCCCAATCTTTCCTGGTGTCAATCTGGGTCTTTCGATTATCCAAATATATTTCAGCCTTATCAGAAAAATAATAATTCTGTAAAGCGAAATTTTATTCTGGTTTAGCGTGTTTCTGTTCAAACAACGCTTGAACCTCCTCCACAGCTATTCCATGATTAGGATGGTTTTTATCCCAATAAGCTGAACCTGGAGCTTGTAAAGTTGCAATCTCTTTGTCTATTTGTTTAGGAGTTAGATAAGTTGGTCCCTCTGCTTGAGGAATTTTATCCTCTCCCATTTTAGATGCTAGATCAGCAAATGCTTTTATTACTGCTGGATGATCGCCTAACTTAGTTCCATCCGCCAAGTTTGTACTCATAAACCCTTGCGGAAAAACAGATGCTACAACATTGTTAGCTTGATCTACTTTCTGTTTATAGGCTGCTCCCCATTCAGATTGTAATTCATCCATTGCTTTTTGTCTGCCAGCAAGAGCTGTACTATCTGCCTCTTGTAATTGATTTGATTGCATTTCATTATAAAATTTTACCAAACCCTCAGCTTGATTAGGAAGTAATCCTAATTTGTGAGCATGATCTGCAAAAACTTTCAAACCATTCTCATCTACTTTTTGATCTTCTGGTAAATTAAATTTATATCCATCTGGAGTTTCTGGTCTGCCTAATCTTTTATAGACGGCATTCCAATCATCTTCCGTTGCGTGTTTGTTTGGTACTGGAATTTTATCAGCACCAACTAACTTTTGCGCATGAACATAACTTTTAGCAAGACTTTCAATATCATTAATATTTTCTAATGACTTATCTGCTCTTATCTCATCGGAAAGACTAGCTTTCCAATCAGTAGTTTCGGTTGGAGTATTTGTATCTCCAGACAACGCTGGAGCTTGTTCTACATTCTCCGTTGCTGCTACCTCTTGATTTTCACTCGACATTGTTATTTCTCCTTTTTGTTGAGCATATTATTTATAAATAAGACAACGGCTCGTTGTCCCTCTCTAAATGCGCTATCGTGACTATCTCCTTGAACAAAGCTAGTCGTTTCAAAGCTGCATCTCTTTTTAAGATCTTCTAGCACTTTTTCTCCGCTTTCAGATCCAAAAGTCTGTTTGTAGTCTATTGTTAATTGTTTAATATCTTTTTCATTCATTTGGCATTACCGCTTTCAAAGCTGGCGCAATCTTACCAGCACTTTCGGCAACTTGCTGAGCTTGCTGCATTTGTGCTTGCTCCATTTGTTGCGCTTGTTTCTCTTGCTGGATTTGCTGTACTTCTCCACGGGATCTCATTACCTTAGCTGGTAATCCTAAAACATCTTTAACATGATCTACTAAACCATCTATGTCCAGGTAATCAAATACTGGAGCAACATTTTGAAGTGATCCAAATATTTCTATACCTCTCATCACAGATGAAAGCTCTTGAGTTTTTTGTGCTTTTGCTAAAGGAGATACATATTCAATTTCTATTTCTTCATCACTTACAGTTTCTGGTGGTTGAGAAAATTTATTATTTTTAAATAACAAATTAAAAGATCTACTAATTAATGGCTGTAATAATTCAGATTGTAATCTTCCTAATACTGGACCAAGTAATCTCATCTTCTCCTCAGTACGCTGCATGACTTCTGTTGCTGTCATGTTTTGTCCCTGGACAGTCATTAATTGATCGACAAAGAAATTTTCTCTAATAGCTTTTCTTCTTTGATCTTCCATTTGTAATCCTATTGGATTGTTAGCTCCAATATTTAATGGCTCAATTCTTTCTCTAGTTCCAGATCTATAAAAATTTAATCCTCCAGGTATAGTTCTTACTGGTAAAACAAAGCCGTCATCAGGAACCATTAAAGGTGGATCAATTTGTTTTTGAGCTGCTTTAATAGTTGTCTTAGACATTGTATTTAACATCTTAACATCTGGTAAAGCATTCATTGCTGGAGATCTTCCATAAATCTCATTTGAAGAAGATTTTAAATATCTAGGAACCACATAAGGAAATTCTCTAAATCCACTTTCTCTTAACATAATCCCAGTATCCTCGTGGACATGACAAGATATAAAATCCATATTCTTATTGCTTTCATAACCCATAGCGTTTTCGGATGCTTGTACTGAATGAATAACAAAAGTATCATCATAAGGAGCATTTTGAATTTTAGATGCTAAAGCTGGTGGAATAACCGCATCTGGATACATTGCGGGAATATTTTTATTTTTTACTTGAAATCTTCTAACTAAACAATCTACCATGCCTCGCTCATTTTCAGTTATAAAAATTTCTGAGATATGAATTGTTTTAAATCTTAGATCATCTTTAAAGTCATCTGTAATAAACATTGCAGAAGTACCAAACGCTAGCAGCTCATGGTATAATTCAAAAATTTCTTGTTGAAAGTTAGATCTTTGAAATACTTGCTGCATAACTTTTGCGCAGCTCTCTAACCACTCTTTAGCCTCATCGTCATCGTTCATCATTTCAGATCTAAATTTTAATACGAACCACGGAGATATAGTGTTGGTAAGCATACCATTTAAACTAGCTGATAATAATTCTAAAGCGTGTGTAGCTGTGCCATCGTATATTTGATCGTGCCTCTTATCGCCTTTAGTTCTTTTTAAAGTGATATTCGATTTTCTAGGTAAAAAATAATTTGCAATATCTTGCCAATGATCTTCCCATGTCTGTCTCTGTGATTTTAGAGTATTATATTTTTCTAAAATCTCTTTGGCTTTTTTATTTATTGCCATTTATCCTCCTAATAATTGTGCTTTTGAAGTTGTAAGTTTGTTATCTCCCAAACCTTTAGCTCCAGTTAAAATAGTCGTAGATCTACCTTTACCTCTTGCCATATCCGTTTTTGCTGTAGCCGTCACTTGAGCAACTTCTGGAGCTGTCGGTGTAGGTACATAAACGGGAGCTGGTGGTTTTGGTGGCTTTGGTAATACTGCTCTTGCTACTCCTCCCATAACTTCCTCCTTATCCTAATTGTGATTTTTTATTATTATCTTTAGCCACTAAGGCTCTATATCTATTTTTTTCTAAATCGGTCATATCTTGAAACATACCAGCTTGCTCTACTGGTCTTAATTTTCCACCAGTTCTTGCAACATAAGCATCTCTAGCAGCTTTTAATTTTTCTGGTCGTTTTTGATATTTATTAAATTTGTTTATTTCTTTTTGTCTTTCAACATTTACACCACCCATAACTATCCTAATAATTGTTTTCTGTTTATAATCTCATCTTCATCCATTAATCCTTTTGAAGATGTTTGTATCATTTCAGATCTGCCTTTTTTCTTTGCTAAAATTATTCCACCCTCTTTATTTCTTTCTGTCTGGATTTCTTCTTTTGTTTTTACTACTGATCCTGGAGCTACAACACCATCAGATGTGACTATTCCAGAGGTAGGCTCTTGAGATAACAAAGTATTATCAGCTCCGCCTCCATTACTTCCAATTTGGTTTCCATAAGCATCTATGGTTCCAGCTCCTCTAGCTTTCATATATGATGAATAACTATCTAAGGTATCAACATAACCGCCTCTATTCTTTGAGGTTAAAACTTTTTCTCTATAAAATTTTCTATTATATTCAAAACCTTTTTGTCTTAAATCTTGACCAGCATTCATTACAAATGATACTGGACCAATTCCAGGAAACTTGCCTACCTCATAATTATCTAAAGCAGCTTTACCTTGATCTGCTTTAACTTTATCCATAGCCTTTTTATTTCTTTCTAAGGCTCCTTTAGAAACTGGAGTAGATTTAGACAATCCGCTATCAGTATGTGGATTTGGTCTATTACCCCCTCCACCAGTTTTAGTGGATTTGTTTGAATGCGAGTGTCCGAAATGTCCAGGCATCTATCCTCCTAATAATTCTTTTTTAGAAATTTTACTATCGTCATCTTCTAATCCATCTGTACCAGTTAAAATAGTTGATGATCTTCCAGTTCTTTGATTTCTTATTCTAGCTCTTTTTCTAGCAGCCTCTTCCGCTCTTGCAGCATCATCGTATTTCGGTGGTTCTGGCAAAGGTTGAACGGGAGGAATTGCTGGCATCGCTGGTATCTTAGGTTTCATAAATCCCATAGTTATTCTCCGTGTATTGAATATTCGTTCATTGTTGTTTTTTGGTTTGGTCTTTGTTTGTTTGGTAAATCATTTATCGACATAGCCATATACCTTGCACTATCGCAAGCGTGTGATGACCAATCTCTAACTGGTTTATTACTAAACATCTTCATTTTTTCGTTATACTTTCGATGGTACTGTCTTAAAGCATCTATTAATGGTTTTGTGTTTTCGACATTAAACCAACATCTCGGCAAAACCATTTTTAAGCTGTGGATACCATCTTCTAAATTTAACTTAGGTAAAATTCTAAACCTTATTCCCAACTGGTAAGCTACCTCGGTTCTAGTTTTACCAGTAGAAAATTCCATAACTTCTATATCGTGAGGAGCATAATGCTCTCCGTAAATATAATCTTTATCTTTAACTACTTTTACATAATGCGGCAGACCCTCTCGATTATTTTCGTAATAATCAATAATCATAACCTGGTTCCCTAATAGTTGGAAAAAAGTTATTGCCGTACTATCATCAACTCCAAGATCCCAAGCTGTGTGTACTTCTAAACTTGGATCATAACCAATCTTGGTTAATTGTTTTTTTTCTTCTAAATTTTTTATTATGCTGCCGTATATGGATCCCTCAATATTCGCAATCCAATCGCACTCAAATTCTTGCCGATACTTAGTATCTCCCATTTGAGCTTTAGCTGCATCTAACTCTTCCTGGTCTATAATTTTAGTTTCACTTGCCTTAGCCGTATAAGTCATCCACTTATCATCGCTTAAAGCATACTGGTATAATTCATAAAATAAATTACCCATCCCAGCTGGTGTTCCTATAAAATAACAAAACCCCTTTCTGTCTGAAAGAGCTGGTCTAATTATTTCATTCCATAGCTTAGGCTCGATCTGCGCTGTTT